AGTTTGGCTCATTTTTACCTCTAATAATTGCAACATTACCCATCATATCCTCTGCTTTTGGCAATGTTTTAGACAAAATAGTCTTTTCAATCGATGTATTAGCTCTTAATTTTGCTAATTCTTCGTTTTGTTCTAATTTTTCGTCTTGATTTTCTTGGTTCATCATCGTTCTCATACGATCAAGGTTAATTCTATCTTCACCTTCTTTTTCTTTTCTCGCATTTTCCATCGCTCTAAGGTCTAATTCTCTTGCTCTTAGTTTTGCAACTGGATCATTACCAAAATCACCACTAATTTTCTTTTCTTGTTGTAAAAATTCTTCCATCATCTCAGCAATTAACACTGCTTTTCTAGATTCTATCTTTTCGGACAACATTTGAATCTGAATTTGTGTTTGTTGTGCTACTTGTGGGTTCATTTGTGCCGCTTGTTGCATTTGTTGAAGCTGTGCTAACTCATCTCTAAACTCAATTTCAGACTGCTCTTGAGCCATTAAACTAATGTGTTCAAAAATATTTTTTTCTAAACTTGCAGTGACCACTGGATTATTTTTAGCGATGTTAGTTCCCATAAAATTTAAATGCGCAGTAATGTGTGCTCTGTGATCTTGACCAGGGAACGCTTGGAATGGTCTCCCTGCAAGAGCATCAATGTGCTCTAACGCAGGGTCCTTTGGTACAGGGGGTTGTGGTCGAATAAGTATTTTATCAATATTTTTTACACCGAGTGCTTCATACATGTTTCGATATATTTCATACTGATTATGAATAGCCGGGTTCGATGCTGCCAGTTGAAGTTCAGTCTGCGCAAGGGAGATACGCTGAGTCTGAGAGAATATATTTGGATCTGCAACTGGCAGAATGTCGACTCTATCGTCAAAGTCTGTTTGTTTAATCATTCTTTGACCGCCTACCACATCATATGGATATTCCTGTGGTAAATAAAGTTTGAAAACTCTTGCCATTAATTTGAATTCGTTTTTCAGTGCTGCGTAAATTCTTTTATGAATTGCAGACATCGTTCTCGATCCTCTTTCTAAAAGCGCAACTGTCGTTCCCACTGCCGCTTGTTGATTCCCGTCACCTACTTGCAAGTCCGCTATAGATGCGAAGCGTTGACCTGCGTTTACAACGACACCCAATAAATTTAAGAGAGTTTGTGATGGTTCTTTAAATGGTAACATCATAAATGCATCACGGATATTTCCACCAGGTGCATCGACATCTCTAAACTCTCCTGGTTGAATAGACTGTGCGTCATCTCTAATTCGGATTCCTCGTTGTTTAAAACCTGCAGGTAAATTTGATAATGTACCTGCATCAAGTAATTGTCTTAATGCAGCAGTTGCTGTTCTTGATAATCCACCAATCATGTGAATTAAACCAAAACCGTAAAAACCTAAACCTGGTAAAAATTTAAAATGAACAAAATAATTAATTTTGTTTTTCTTTGGATCTCCAATTTCATAGTTTCTTTTAATCGATAAAATTTCTCTAGAGTTTTCTTCAATGGTGACAATATATGGAAGTTTAATTCCAGTCATTTCTCCGTTTTCGTCTATGTCTTCAAAACCATCTAAATCTAAATTAATATGATATTCTAATAGTGTAAATACATCATCGTCTCTTCCTGATTTACTTCTACCTTCTAACTCGTGTTCTTTTTGTTCTAATTCATCTTCTCTGAGCTGACCTGGTTTTAAATCAATATCTTTATAGAACCCTGCGACCTGCTGCTTGCGTAATTCATTCTCGGATATTTTAATTCTGTGAATGATCGCTTCTGCATCATCTAAACTTGTTGCCGTGTACGGGACGATTAAATCATCTGCCGGTACAAATTTTGATACCGCTCTGCCTTCCACTTCATCGTAGTAAACTTTTTTAAATGATGAACCTGCTAGTGGTAAGTAAAATAACATTTGATCAAACTCTGGCTCATACTCTTTCATCTGATCCATAATTTGATAATTCATAAATTCTTTAACACGTTGAGATTGTTGTTCTTTATCTGGCGTCGGGATTCCAAGAATCTGAGTTCTGACTGGTCCCTCTGCTGGTAATAATTCTTTGTATGCTAATGCTTGAAACTGAGTGACAGCTTCCGCGAGAACGGGGTGAGTTGCACCTGACGCACCTTGGAAAGGTTCGGTTCTGTTGTCATATTTAAAACCTAAAAGGTCTAAACCTTCTCGGTAACTTTTCTCCCAATCTTTTCTTGATGATTTGTAATCTTGATAGTTGCTGTAAAGTTGTGAACTAAGTCTTCCTAAAACTTCGTCTGGTAAATGATCTGCTAAATTGGCATAATGATTTTGACCACCTTCAACAGAAGCTGATGCTGGATCATAAGTTAAGTCTACTGAACCATCATCGTTTTCTACGACCTCAATATCTGATTGAGTTGCTTCTTGGTTTTCTAGCTGTTCTTCTAGAATCTGTTCTTCAGACGGTAGAGTAATCTGTTGTTCTACGTTTGGTAACGTTTTGTCGACTGCCATTTATTTTTTTCTCCGATCGTACGGTTTTAACAGTATTATAGTTTATATTCAACCCTTGTGGGGTTGGGCCTGACTTTGGCGGTGGTCCTGATTTCTTGCCTTTAATCATTGAAACCATATTTCATCGCATCTTCGTCAAAATAATCTTGATAACGATCCATTGTTCCCCCACGATCTTCTATGTCTCCAACAGGATCATTCTCAATTATCTCTTTTCTTTTTATTTTTTCAGTTTGTGCTGCTTTATTTGTTTTACCGGTTGCAAATTCTTCTACTGAATGCCAATCACTAGCCGCATCATCTAAATTATTGGTTATGTACTCGTCTAATTCAATATCAACATCATCTGGTCCAGTCACTCTTCCAGTAGCTCTACTCTCTGCAATTGTAAATTCTCCGTCATCTATTATAGGAAGTCCTTCGTCTGTAATTCCTTCAATTCTTTTTGGTCTCATGTTAAAATCTACGAAGTCATTATTCACTCCTATGTCTGGAGAGTTTACCGCTATTGAAATTTCTCCAGTATTCGCATTCTCTCTCAGGATGTAAGCATCTTCTTTAGCAAATATTTTTTTTACCGTTCCATCTTTTTGTAAACTTTCCACATACATAGGATTTCCCGCCTCATCAAGTTTAGGGTTCGTTAAAACTGTAACTTTTTCTCTTTCAATTGTAGCTAATTGATCTGTAGCATCTTTACCTAATGATTTAATTTTAGCTACTAAAGATGGAAACCATTCTGGCGTTCCTTTTGGTGCATTTGCAATTACGTTTTTAGCTGACTGCACAGCTTCAGGTCCAAACTTAACAATACCACTTAACAATGCTCCAATACCTAAGGCACCCATACCGGTTGCTTCTAAAAAAGTTCTCTTGCTTGGGTCAGTTGGTGCGTTTGGATCAATTGGTAATGTGGGTTCTAAACCTTTAATACCTCGTTTGTCTCCTTTACCACCTGTTTTAAAACCGACACGTCCACCCATTGCAAACTCTGCAGCTTCTCCCATTAAAGCATTAAGTTCTTGTTCTGATAAAAAGTTTTGTTTTTCTTCTTCAGTCATTGCATCAATTTTTGCTTGTTGTTCCTGACCTGCTTTGTAAAGTTGATAAGCTCCTTCACCTGCTAAAGATAATAGTCCAAGAGGTGTTGCAATTCTAGCAAGACCGAAAGCAAGTCTTGCAGGTAAAAAACCTCTTGCTGCAAACTCTGTTGCTTTTCTTGTAAGAGGCATAGACGCAGGAATTTTTTGGGCGGTTTGTGTAGCTGCAGTTAACATGGGTTTAGAAAAAGCTCCTATTGTTCCAAATCCAACACGTGTTAACGGGTCTGATAAATCATAACCTTCTTCAGGTCTAAGAAGATAAGTCAATCCTCCAACTGCAAGAGGGTTACCTAGTACAGGGCTTGTTAAAACTGTCAAAGGAAGTTTAGCGATCGTTTTTGCAGCTTTACCATAAATACTTCTACCTTTTTTAGTTGTAAGAGGCGCGGCTGCAGCAACGGTTGCACCTGTTTGTAAATAATCTCCAACTTTCATGTCCCAAGTATCGGGATCACCAAAATCTGTATCGCCACCTAAATTATATCCAACTTGCACATAAGTTGTGTCGTCTGACACGGTGTCAGATAAAGCATCTGAAGAAGTTAAAGCCATTCCTCCAACAGTTCCTGTTCCTAAAGTAGTTACCATAGCTAATGCTTCTTCATAAGATTTACCTTGTTGTTGTTGTAAATCTTTTATCAATCTAGCAACGGGTTTTGATTTTGTTTGAATTACAAAATTTT